GGTTCCCATTGTACCATTGGTGAGCGTGCGACTGAGTTGGTGACGAAGGTCATCCAGTACCACTTGGACACCTCGTATGAGGATGGTGGTTTGCTGTCCACACAGATGGTGCCACCGTGTCTGCCCCGTGTAGAGGCGTTGGAAGCCAAGGTTGCGCAACTGGCTGAGGAGAACGGTGTTCTCACGAACAAGATTGACGACCTGACGGGCATGGTGTCACGCCTAGAAGCGACGACGGCAGGCTTGAGGCCCAACCATGACACTCCTGAGGGCACGTTAGCGCACGCTGAGTCCACGCTGAAGCATGTCTTGATTGCTGTGCAGGATGCACGGGGCCACGCTGTGAACAGCGGGGAGCCGTTCTAATGGGCGGCATGACACGCATGCACTTCACTGAGGTGGCACGGGTAATAAACCGTGAATACACGAAAACGCACGACCCTGATGTGGACGTAGCGTTTCTGGATGGTTATGAGAGTGCTTTGTGGCGTATTACGTCACGACTAGCAACCGTGTTTGAGGGCTTCAACCCGAACTTTGATCGGGTCAAGTTCATAGACGCATGTACCGAGGAGGTATGATGATTGTATCTGCCGAGTGTAGGCATTGCAAGACGACGGACTCTTTGCGGGTTGAGGACGGTCCCTATAACCGTTGGCTAAACCGTGAGGGTCTTGTGCAGGATGTGTTTCCTGACCTTACGCCCGATCAGCGCGAGTTGCTGATCGGGCACAGGGGCGGATGGTTCGTCTGTCACAGGTGCTGGGATGTCGTGTTTGGTGATGACGAGGAGTGTGCCAGCGGAGATGATCCGCTGACACAGACGGCGCATGTACCGAGTTGGGATAAGCCTGAGCCTCCGTGGAAAGACGAACCCTCCACAGATAAGCGAGTACAGGATGAGGAATGAGCAGTTTGATATTGGGCGCTTGTCGCGTCCTGACTGGGTTCAGGTGCTACGTTACCTGTTCGAGATAGGTGAGGACAACGACGGTCAGATCGTGATATACACGAACTGTTACATGGGTGGTGAGGATGGTGATACGCCTATGGAAATGTTGTCTCCGTCCATTCCTGCGGGAGAGGCGTGGAGTGCCAATTGATTAGCGAGGAGTTTCTAATGTTTTACATGTGGTCATTTGTTGTCATATGTTTAGGTACGTCCGTATGGATAATGGTATCTAGGCGTGTGAAGGAAATACGACAGGAGCGTGCGGCGTTTGTCACCGCTCTGCGTCAGAAGCATGACATACCAAGCAAACGCCCTTATGATTGGGCAAAGGAGAAGAATACATGAGTAGAGAAACGGTTGATAATGCGGCTGAGTGGGCGCATAACTTCCTAGCGCAGTTTGGCGATGACCCGCCTGACGAGCAGGAGGTGGTGGAGTTGGATGCACAGGAGGCCGATGAGGCGCCGACACAGGTGATTCCACAGGTTGCACCCACTGTATCCGCTGTAGCGAAAGCGATGGGCGGTGTGTTTCCCGTGGTGTACGTGCCATCGGGTTACATCGCTGATGGGCAGTTCCAGACACCGCTGTACCAGTCAGGCAAGCACAATGGTTTGCCTTTGGACAGATACGTGATCCGTGATGACACGGGACAGGTGCTTGGTTCACACTCAGGGAAGTACCCCGAGCGTGAAGGTTATCAGCATGTGTACGACACGTTGGAGCAGTTGTTCCCCGAGTCATGCACAGGTGTAAGCGTGTTTGGACACGGTGAGCGTGTGGTGGTTGAGCAGGTGCTTGACGACCCGTTTGACTTGGGTGGTGGCGACACTATTCAGCCGTTCATCTACACTCGTATGTCATTGAATGGCGTATGGAAGACGGAGATCATCCCGATTCAGCAGCGCATCAGTTGCGAGAACATGCTTGGACACGCTGGTCAGTTGATTGGCGTGAAGGCCACGAAGAACCACGACAACATGCTCACCATGCGTGCGGCTGTGTTGGAGTCTTCGATGGAGCAGACACGGACCATGCAACGCATGGCCCGTGTGTTGAAGGATCAGGAGTTCACTGACTCGCAGTTCGCACAGTTGGTGTCGGCGGTGTTTCCGCAGCCTGAGCCTGATGCTCACCACAAGACGGTGACAGCCCGCAACTTGCGGGTTGCTGCCGTTGGTGCAGCGTGGCGTGCTGAGAAGGAACAGTGGAATGCGGAGGTGGGTGACCGTTGGTTGGCCTACAATGCGTTCCAAGGTGCCGAACAGCACCGCATCAGCACGGGATACAAGGATACGGACGCTGCACAGGAGCGTTCCTACACTCGTGCCTTGGACGGTAAGACACCGATTGCAGACATGGCACTCAAGTACCTTGCGGGGAGTTCGCTCGTCGCCTAGTCAGGTGCGTGGCTGCCATACATGTGACCTCCGCCCGTCCCTTTCGGGCGTATGGTGGTCACGCACCCCTTTCGGGGGCAGGGACACACGTAACAGTACACCCAACTATCTGAAAGGATAGGTGGGCATCGACTGTTGCGCCCGTTTCGTGAACGTATGTGTCCCTGCCTTCGTTTCGTAATAACCCCAACCCCTAGGAGGAATACTATGGGGATTGTTGCACGTAAAGGACGAGTCGTGCCGTCCAACAGCGGATATGAAACGTCTGCGCAGGTGATTGGCCCCGAAGAGGCGGCTTTGATCCTGAAGAATGCTGCCCCCAATCGCAGCATGAGTGACCTGTTGGTCACAAAGTATGCGGTTGCAATGCTGGAAGGCGAGTGGGCAGAAATAGGCATCCCGATCATCTTTGATGAACAGGGGCGCCTTGCTGATGGACAGCATCGCTTACAGGCGGTCATTGAGAGCGAGACAGCGCAACGGTTCTCCGTTGTGAAGGGCGCAGACTATGCGTCTTTGCTGCTTGCTATTGACTTTGGCCGCAAGCGGACGGTTGCAGATGTGTTGCGCATCGTAAGTGCCGATCCTGACGATTACCGTCAGTTCAAGTACGTACAGGCGCTACCTGCTGCTGCTAGGTCCGTGCTGTTGATGCAGGCTACTGGCGATCCAAACAACAATCAGGCTGTTGCTCGTGCCATGAGTGAGCGCATGATCTTGGAGTTCATCTTCCAGAATCAGGTGCCGCTGGAACAGGCGTGCACACGGGCTTCCCGTGTAATGCATCATGTTCCGTTGGTGCGTAGTGCAACGACTGCTGGTTTGTACTTGTTCAACGAGTTGAGCGAGGAAGACACTGAGGCGTTTATCGAAGAGTTGATTGCGCCGACAAGCACGACAGGGAATCCTGCTTGGGTGTTACAGACACAGGTGCTGAAGGACCGCAACTTGCGGAACCCGAGTTTCAGCGCCGATCAGCGGTTGGGTTTGGCCTACTTCATCAAGGCATGGAACGCTTTCCGTTCGGGCCGTTTGGTAACCCGTTTGGCTTACCGTCCGTACGGTCAGAGGCGGGAAGAGTATCCACAGCCGATCTAGGAACTAGAGTGCGGGCGAGGGGTGTCCCTCATACCTCTCGCCCCCACTCGCAAGTCGGAGGCGTCATGGGCAAAATGAAGACCACGTTAGCGTTGACACCTGTCCAGTATGATGAAATGATTGCTGCGTTCACAGAGTATGACGCTGCGTTAGCGGAGTTGTATGATGACAAGTCGGTTCATGTGCAGCGAGTTCAGGTGTTTGTCCGCATGTGCCGTATCGTGACTAGGGGCAGGTGGGAACCGCCTGAGTGTGTTGAGGTGTTGCAACGGCCCGACTTTCGTGGACGGGTGAAAGAATACCGATGATAAGTAACCGTAACACGTTCGTAATAGAGTTGGCGCAGAATCTTAACCGAAATGAGCCACGCGGACACAGTTGAGCGAGTAAACTCAGTGGTACTCAGTACCTCCTCCCCCTCTCTAAAGAGAGGGGGAGGAGTTTACTCAGTACCGTTAGGAGGAAATATGGAATACGCTTTACATAGAGCAGGTGATGGAAGATGGGTGCACACATGGGTTCGCCAATCTTCGATCAAGACTGCGGACATGTGCATGGAAAGGTTTCGCAATACCATCTTCGGGCTTGTAGAAGAGCCTACGAAAGATGCTGCGTCGCTTGGCACGGTGTGCCATGCGGTTGCAGAAGATGCTTTGACGGCACGGATGGACGAGCAGGGAGAGATGGAGGAATCCGATCTACACGCTGCGTTCGATTACTATTGGGCTGACACGGTACCCACGATTGAGCGGTGGGAATCGTATGCGCCCGATGAGGCCGCACAGTTGGGCAAGGAGAAGTTGTCATCGTGGTATGCGGAAGTGTACCCGCAATTGTGGCCTAAGGCGGTAGAGCATTACTTTGAGGTTCCGCTCATCGAAGACGATGAGCGCATAGTGAATCTCACAGGGACAGTTGACCTAGTAGAGAGCGACCGCTTGTGGGATTGGAAGTTCCCCAAGCGTGACTATTCCAGAAATGCTTGGGAGTATGAAAGATGGGATGTGCAAAGCATAGCGTACTGCTATGCACTAGGTATCCCCAACTTTTCATATGCGATCATGCACCCTGCGGGGGTAGGTCGCATGGATTTAGTGCGTGACCAGACACACTTTGACTGGCTACGTACGAAGGTCTTGGCACTATGCCGCTACGTTGAAGCCATGCCCACACCACCGTGGGTACTAGGCGACAACGGGTGGTGGTGTTCCGAGAAATGGTGTGCCGATTGGGCGCACTGCAAAGGTTCCAACGAAAGGAAACCATAATGGCATTTACGCCACTAAGCCCTAGTGAAAGGGCATCAATTGAAGCGCAGGTGTTGATGAAGGCTTCGGTCGAACTGACCGTCGCTGAAATCAACAACGGCGACGAAGGTGTGGCCGTGACGATGGCAGTTGACAACGCTATCGCTCTGGCACAAGGACTGTCGCAGGTGAAGGAGACACTGCTTCAGCAGACCGTCGCTGACGTACAGCCCGTCGTAAACGTAACGGACGCAACGGCGACTGCCATAGCGACCGTAAAGGAAGCATTTCCTGAGGCGCAACCCGCTCCACAGATTGCTCCCGCACAGCGTGAGTCGCTGTACATTGACGACAGCCAGTATGCGATAGTCAACAAACTGCTCATGCATGAGCGTGCTATCGGAATCACCTACGGTTCACAGCAATCAGCGTTCATGGACAATCAGGCGATCCGCAAGTTGTTCGCCGCAGGTATCCGTCAGTTCCCTGACGACTACTGGGCAGAGTCCATGCGTGGCAAGGACATCCCAATCACCAAGAACGGCAAGTGCGGACTTGGTGACTTCAAGGTTAAGCGTGGTACCAGCCTGAACGAAGACGGTTCACATACCGTGAGCCAAGGCGAAGGCAACCACCCGCTTGCCAACAAGAGCGGTTACTTCGGTGGGCTGGTCAAGCACAGTCCATTCACATGGGGTGAGCGTCCAGATGCGATTGATCCGCAGAACTGGTTGGCAGCAATTGCCTGAGCGTCTAAGCCTTGAGGACGCAATGAGGCTGGTTGGAGCGGGAGCGGCTGCGGCTGCTCCCGCTCCAGCGGCGGTTGAGATTGAGGGTATTACGTCTGCTGACTTGAAGCGGTTGTACACCCCCAAGACTGAACAAATGTCACGGATGCGCACAGACTTGAGCGCAGGAGGAGAGTGGAAGTTTGGAATACGAGGGTTTGATGAAGCCACGCTAGGTGGCGCACGTTCTGGTCAGTTGGTCACCCTGATCGGTAAGACGCACACGGGTAAGACGTTGCTGGCTATGAACATGGCTGCACGTAACCGCAACCACAGGACACTGTGGGTTAGCCCCGACGAAACTGAATCAATGTTTTGGGGGCGGTATACGGCTATGCGTTTGGAGATCAGCCAGAAAGACTGGTTGGGTCGCCTCATCCGAGGCGACGAGGCGGCATGGAATCGCACTAGCGAGGTCATGGCGAGCGAAACCAACCTGCACTTTGAGTCCACGGGTATGTCCGTGGACGATTTGGACAAGGCTATGCGGATTGCGTCTGCGCAATTGTGGGATGGTCAACGCCCACAGGTGCTTGTATATGATTATTTAGAATTGATACGTGGAGGTGGACCAAACGACCACGCCAGCGTGCAAGCAAAAATTGAATCCTTCAAGCAACTGGTATCCGACTGGCGAGTAATCGGAGTCGTAGTCCACCAATCAGGCAGAGGAGCAGGCAATCGCGGACGAGCAGGCGGCATCGACTCAGGTCGATACGCCTCCACCAGCGAAAGCCACTTCGTCATCGAAACATGGCGCCGATGGGACGACGTTAGCCTAGAAGAAGACGTACGTCGCTACTACGAAGACGAAATCAGCGTGGGCCTACACAAGAACAAAGCAGGCGAGGGTGAAAAGGCAGAGGTAAACCTCACCATCCACCCGAGCGGTAGGCTGCTGGAACCGGGCGTAACGTGGGAGCAGATGAACTTGGAGGGGTTCGATGTCTGAAGCAATCTGGAAATTATTTGAAGGGTTTCCATACGCATACGGCAGCGACGCTGGCGGGT